AGAATAATTGGAATATCTCTTTTTTCACCAATAGAGCTAACTAAATCCACTGTTAGATTAAATGATGGTTGAAAAAATGGAAGTATCTGTTCAATGATTTGAAGTGCATCATCATTTAATTTACTAAAAATATTAAGTTCAAACTCAATATTATAAGGGACTGGCATGAAAACTTTTTTCGTTTTATTGTCAGTTGTATCAACAGCCTTGAAAGTTTGTGTTATCCCTGTTTTTCTAGTTGCATCATATTGAATTCTCGTCATCTCAAATGACATTCTTGGAAGAGTAATGGCAATTGATTTTGTTAGTTGCTCTTGTTCTTGAATCTTTGTCAAAAACTTTTGCATTGGTCCATAGGATAGACCAACTTTTGTTTCATCTAAAATAGTTCCATCACTCTTTGTATGTCGAATGGAAATATCATTAAATAAAGTTCCAAAACTAATAATAGTTTTTCTTATAATTTCGTGATAAAAGTATGTTCCTAACATTAATAATTACCAAATGGATTTGACTCTGTAAAATCTAAAATATTATCTGCTTCTGTTTCTATTTCTTCATTAACGTCATATGGGTTATCATAACTTTCTGTATCATAACTTTTGACAATATATCTAGCCGATGATATTGAACCAACTATAACTTCACCCAAACCAAACTTACCAGTATTTAGTGCCACTCTCAAATTAATGGGAGGATCTATCGTACTAGTATCAAAGTCTCTTCTGAAGTCTCTAATGACCGCCGTTACACCTGTAGTTTGTCCAGTAATCTTTTCATTATAAACGAACGTTCCAAAACCAACTGTAGATACTCCCGCAACGGTAACATCTGGAGCAACAGTATATCC